AGTAGAGAGCACGATTAATAATCATCTTATACACCTACAGGAGAAACACCATAAACCTTTGTAGCATGTTGTAACCAAGGACTTGTAAGATCATAAGGACTCATATTACCTGGAACAGGAATTTCTGTAGGATCATCATATGCCATATCTGGCATCGTCTGTTTAATATTTAAGTTCACATCGACCTTTGATCCACCATCAAAAAGATTATCGATTTTAGCAGACAAGTCTGCTTTGAGACCTGTCATCATCGATGTTGCTTGCTGCAGATATGGGTCAGCAGCACCCATTACGGCACTCTGTAATTGAGCACCTGCTTTCTTTGCTTGGAATAAAGTTTCGGACTCGGTTAATGCAAAACTAGAGAGTAAGTTCTTCTCGGTTATTCCCGCTACTGTTCTTAATTTTTCTTTTGACTGGGCATCTAGATTTGCATAAAGTCTGGTAACTTCTTTACCAGCAAATTCCATATTATTTTGGAATCCAGCAATCTCCTTGCGTAAATCTTCTATTTCCTTTGTAAGAGTACCTTCTTTGTCTGGGTATTGTTGCATTAACTTTTGCTTATCTTTTATCCTCTCCTCACGCATCAAAATTTCATTTCTTTGTTTTGCGTACTCTTTATAAGCAACACCTAATCTGCTCTTAATTCTCTGGTCAATAATGTTAGATCTGAGTTCTCTGGTTATGCCAGATAAGACTTTACCTTCTCTAAGGGTCTGGAGATTAACTTGCTCACCACCAACTTTAGTGGCACCTTGTCTTCCCATCTTATAGAAATAGATCTGCTGATCAAATTCATCTTGAGACTGGAATAACTTGTCAATATCCCTCTTCAGATAGTATCTATCACCCAACTTGACAAATTCACGTTGAGTTCTTCCACCTTGACCTTGTATCTTGCTACTCTTAGTTTCTAAATCAAGACTTTCAGTTGTAAAATCCCTAGCACCAGTTAGAGATCTGATTCTTTCTCTAGCTCTCTGACCAGGATCGATTGCTTCCTTGAGACCAGAACCCAATTCAAAAGCAAAAACAGCTGCTCCAGTGGCAAGCAATGCAACCCAGGTTGCTGGATTCAACAGTGCTCCAATAACGACAGGAATCATACCAACAATGGTTCCAATCAGTCCCATAATAACTGGAATACCAAATTTAATAGCAAGTAAGACACCACCAGCAATAGTTAGTGCTGACAGTATCTTTGGTATGAAAGATTTTATCTTCTTCTTTCTATCTTCTTTATTTTCATCAAACCACTTTGCTACCTTACCAGAAAACCATCCAATAAAACCCAGGGTAAAGAATTGAATAAACGGTTTTGCTACGTCTAATATCTTACCTAGAATACCTTTTGAAGTATTGACAAGAGTATCTTTTAATTTACCTATGACACCACCGACACCCATGAGAAGAGATTTACCACTCTTCTCCAGTCCAGATTCTTTTGATTCTCTTCTTAAACCTTCTTCTGCTTTTCTTTTCTTCCTAGTAGATTCTTCTTGCCTTTTCGATTCATCTAAGGCATTTTTCTGCAATAACTTATTAATAGACACCAAATTCATGTTAATGGATTTAAGTGTCTTTGTCAGTGCAATGCTATCCTTCGTAGTAACAGAGCGAACTCCTCTAGCACTGATGGTCCCAGATCTTTGACCACCCTCACCCATTAGTGCTCTACGATTGATCGCCATTAAGATACACCGTTAGCCTGTTGATCTCTCAATTTCTCATCTTCAATATGTTGCTTGAGAAGAGTGATATAAATTTCCCTTTCCCAAGGAATCATATTTTCAAGCTCCGTCAAGCTATATTTATGATGCTGAATCAAGGCAAAATTAACTTTATAGTATGACTCAAGGTTTTCATGAGCCATACCTAGTTGAAAAAACTTGCCAGTCCCTCAACGACTACATCAGACTCTACACCAGTATTAGGATTCTTGATGGTAACAGTGTGACTCAGTTTAGGCATTGTGGAGAAGAACTTCTCAATATCTTTAAACTGAGAAGACCCAAGACCCTCTACAAACTCTAGGAGTTCTTCCTCTGTATGATCAGAACCAGCCCAAGATTCCTCTTCATTATATACTTGTTCGACACACTTAGCAATCATCTCAAAAGATTGTTCGATCTGTTCAATACCCTCAGATTCAAAGTTCTCTTTAACAAACTCCTCTAAAGAAGGATATCTCATCTTCAAATAATACTCATCATTCAATTTGATAGTATCAGTATGCTCTGGATCTTTCTGAACCTGAATGTCACTCAAAGCAATGGTGACAGGAACCTGAGTTTCTCCATCATCGGGACAAGTGAGAAGAACTTCTACACTTTCACCAACAGACTTTCCTCTTACATTGAGGAACAGATACTCAATATCAAAAGTAGAGAGTTTATCGATCTTAATTCCTCTAGTGATAATACAGTTACTTAGAACTTGTTTAATCGCACCAGCAATTTGTCCCATGTCTTCACTTTCCATGGCAATGATGAGGAGTTTCTCTTCTTTCACCAGGAAAGGTCTGTACTTAATTTTTCTACCAGAAGAAGGAAGAGTCAGTTCGTAAGTAGGTGCATCGATTTTTGGTAAAGCCATAATAAACTCAGTATTATTTTTTTATTTATCGGGTCAGTTTTCAGTTCCAGTAGTGCCTTCTAGGTTTGCATCTCCATTTGGTTTTTCAAATCTAATATAGTCACCACCTCTTTCGTTTCTTGCTTTGTTAAATGCTTCCTTAAGTGCTTTGGAATAACTATCGATCTTACCAAAGACATATCTGTCATAGGAGAAAGTTACTGTAACTTCCAGAACTCTAGATGCATCGTAGGAGATCTGAGTTGTTGCAATATTTACAGGGAAAGCATTCATGAAGTTATATTCGATCCTATTCTCTCTATCTCTATCATACTTCAACAATCTAATCCTTTCGCATTTGTATTGCTCAGGATACTTCATTCTATAATAGTAACTCTTTGAATCTGGAGAGACTTCATCCCTATCATCAGATCCACTGGTAATATATTCTTGCCAAAGTTCGAAGAATTTCTGAACCTTGTACTCATAATCAACATAGAAAGTCAGTTGTAGATCTTCAAACTGTCTCTTATATACAAACTTTTGAGTAATCCCAGGAAACTGGTCATTTGCTTCATGGGTGAATAATCTAGTTCCAGGAATAGCAGCACGACGACAATACTCACCCAAATCTCTAGCAACAAAACTAGAATCAACACCCCTTCTAGCAAGATATCTGGTCAGAGAAGTAAGTCTACTAACACCAAGAAACTGAATACTATAGTGAGAGGTTTGTGCTAGACGACTAAAGTTTGCGACCAAATCATCAGTGGTTTTCGCTCTTATCTTTTCTCTATCGAATGCCACAATAAATACCTCTGGGAGTTGTTACTAATAATATGTCTTACAGTGGTAGATACAGACCCACCAACATCAAAAAATATAAAGGAGACCATCGCAACATTATTTATCGTAGTTTATGGGAACGTAAGTTCATGGTCTACTGCGATATGAATGAAAATATTTTAGAGTGGGGAAGTGAAGAGTTAGTAATTCCCTATAAGTCTCCTATTGATAACAAGTGGCATAGATACTTCCCAGACTTCTTCATCAAATACCGTGATAGTAGGGGAGTTATTAGGAGATCGATTATTGAGATCAAACCTAAGAGATTTTGCGAAGCACCCAAGGTTCAGAAGAGAAGAACCAAAAAATATCTTTATGAAGTCACTGAATATGCCAAAAACCAGGCAAAGTGGGAAGCAGCAAAAGAATTCTGTGAAGATCGTCGTTATGAATTTAAAGTTCTGACCGAAGATGATCTAAAAGTATGAACAGGATTCAAACTTATCAAGATAACTTTATCGGTCTTGAAGAAAGTGATGACATCATGCTTGCCCTCATGGAAATTTTAGATGTTAAAGATCTTGTGCCAGAGGTCGGTAAGTTCTACACTTATATTTACTCTCCCAAAACTCCAAACATTGAGTATGATGAATTTCCTTTGATTGCCTGTATGGAAGTTACACAATGGGGATGGAAGGGTCTCAACTTTCATTGGGGAAAGATGAGAAACTATACCTTCGAAGAAGTTCAAGGTCAACTATACGAAATCTACTCAGAAGAACTGGATAGTGCTCGTGCTCTTGGTTATGGCAGTTTCAAGATAAATAGGTAAAAAGGTTATGGCACCAGAAGTCACTCGTCAGCTAGGTGAAAGTATTCAAGACTTTACCAAAAGGAGAGCCTTAACGCTTCAACGTGCTCCAAAAGGTAACAATAATAATAGTAATAATAGTGATGGAGGTAGTGGCAATAATAGAGAGCCGACGGGTAAATTTTATTACAGATATCCTCAAGATGCTATCTTTGAGACAACTGACTACATGAGATTTACTGTAGTTCGGTACATTCCACCTGGACTATCCAAGGCTGCCATAACTGCTGCCAGCACTAAAACAGCACCTCTCTTTAGTGCTACTAGTACTGATGAAGCAATCAGAGCTAGAGCAAAAGTAGATTCTAAGACAATGAGAGGTATTATAGATTTACCAATGCCTCTGGCACTGGCAGACGC